AAGAATAGGTGCAAAGCCAACTGACATAACATTAGTGGAGTAATATTAAATGGCTGATTATAAAACCATTCATGGCACTACAGTTAAAGATTATACTACTGATCCGGATAATCCAATTGAAGGACAAGTATGGTATGATGAAACTGCTAAAACATTACAGTATCAAATACCAAATAAAAATGCAGCAGGATCTTGGAGGACTGGAAATGCTATGAATACTGCTAGAGGATCTACTGCAGGAACAGGAACTCAAACAGCTGGTATAGTTTTTGGAGGAAAAACTCCCCCAAACAGTTATGTTGGAAACACAGAATTTTATGATGGAACAAGTTGGACAGAACAAGGTGACTTAAACACTGGGAGATATGAGGCGGCAGCTGCTAAAGCTGGAACACAAACAGCTTCTCTATGTATTGGAGGAGCTACAAGTGGCCCTGATAATTACTATGCTGTTTGTGAATCTTTTGATGGAACATCTTGGACAGAAGTTGGTGATTTAAACACTGGAACACCAGGAAGATATGGTTTGGGAGGATCTGGAACAACTACATCTGCTTTAGTTTTTGGTGGTTATTTTAATCCACCTGCTACAAGAACGGATGCTACAGAATCTTGGAATGGCTCTGCTTGGACTGAAGTTGCAAATTTAAACACTGGAAGAATGGGTATAGGTGGTGTGGGAGCATCTAATACAGATGCTTTAGCTTTTGGAGGATCATCACCTCCTGTAAAAGGTGAAACAGAATCTTGGAACGGATCTGCATGGACGGAAGTTAGTGATTTAAACACTGCTAGAGAAACAGGTGGTAGTTTAGGAACATCAACAGCAGCTTTATACGTTGCAGGTTATACAACTGATTTCGTTGCAATTACAGAAGATTGGAATGGAGCTTCATGGGCTGAAGTTGCAGATTTATCTACTGCAAGAGGATATGGATTAGCTGGAGGTGGAACAACCACAGCTGGTTTTGTAGCTGGAGGTCAAACAGCACCTGGATCTCCAAATGTAAGTGGATTAACAGAAGAATGGAATCCTGGTAAAACAACTAAAACAATAGATACGGATTAATATGGCAAATTATAAAGATATACATGGAACTAATATTGAGACTGTAACAACAGATCCAAGTAATCCAGTTAATGGTCAAGTTTGGTATAATTCTACAGACCAAAAATTAAAAGGATTTACATCTAGTCCTGCAGGAACTTGGGCTACAAGTAATGCTTTGAATGTGGCAAGAAGTTCTTTGTCTGCTCAAAATATTGGAATTCAAACAGCTGCTTTATGTGTTGGTGGATACGGAGAACCACCACCTAATAATGCTTATGCTGGAGTTGAAAGTTATAATGGTTCTTCATGGACTGAAGGTGCAGATTTAAATAATGGAAGAAGTCAAAACGCTGGTTGCGGAACTCAAACTGCAGCAATAACAGCAGGAGGAGATCCATTTCCTGGTGTTGGCACTAAAACAGAAACATGGAATGGTTCATCGTGGACAGAAGTTAATGCTTTAAATACCTCTAATAAAAATCAAGGTATGGCTGGAGGATCACCAGCAGCAACACAATTTGGTGGTGGACCACCTGTAAGAGATAACACAGAATCGTGGAATGGTACTAGCTGGACAGAAGTAGCTGATCAAAATACTGGAAGACAACAAGTATCAGGTTTTGGAACTGCAACAGCTTGCTTAGCCGTAGGCGGAACTACAAATCCTAGTAATGATACTTTTACCGCAGATGTAGAATCATGGAATGGTACAGCATGGACCGAAGGTGCTAATTTAAATACTGCAAGAACAGGAATGTCATCTCAAGGTGCAATATATACAGCTGGTTTTGCAGCTGGGGGAGAAACAAAACCAAACACAGCTAATGCACTAACAGAACAATGGAATGGTACAGCTTGGACTGAAGATGGTGATTTAAATGTAGCACGATCAAATTTTGGTGGCGGTGGAACAATAACTGCTGGTTTAGTATGTGGTGGTGGAAAACATCCAGGACTTGCAAATGAAACAGAAGAATGGACTTCACCAACAACTAGTACAGTTGATTTTGACCTTTCTTAGGACTTGCAATAAATTTTAAAAAGTATATATTATATAAAAAATGGAGAAAGCTATGAAAAAAGACGTTAAAGAAGTTATACAACAAGAAGAACCACACTTAAATAATTTATTAACACCAGAAGATTTATCTTCGTTTAAAGGTATGGTGGATGAATTAAGAGACACTTGGACTAAAAAACAAATGTTTCGAACAGAAACAGAAGCAAGGTTTTCTGTGTTACAAGACAATCGTTATCCAACCAAAGCATCAAAATATTGGCAATGTGTTAGGGAACAATCAACTTACCTAGATAATCTTATGGCTTTGTCATTTGATTATAGAAGAAACGAAGCAAAAATAAAATGGTTAGAAAAAAAAGTAGAAAAAGAAGAAGACGAATATAAAGCAACAAAATATAAAATTGATTTAGACGAATGTAGGTTTGGTAAAGCTTCTATGGAAAAAGTTGCTAGGCATAGAATGCGTGAAATTAAAATGTGGTCTAAGTTAAAAAAAGAGTTTAACGATGGATCATTTAATGACAAAGATGTTAATCAACATCAACTAGAATCTTATCATAGAATGTATGTTGGTAAAGCAAAAGGCATGACTGACAATACACCAGAATCAGAAGCATTTAATATACTTGGACAATTAAGATCTTTGGAAAGAATTAAACAAACGGGAGAATTAGATAATAAAACTGAAAAGAAAGAAGAGCTTCCCCAACATGGTAAACCAAACTCGTAAATTATTTTTTTTAATAGCATTACCAAGATCTGGTAATACTTTGTTTGCAAGTATCATGAATCAAAATCCAAACATAGCTTGCACGGGTAATTCTATTACATTAGAAATTATGAAAAATTTGTTTCTTCTTAAAAAAACAGAAGTATTTCAAAACTTTCCTGACCATAAATCTTTAGATAATATTTTAAATAATGTTTATAATTTATACTATAAAGATTGGCCACAAAAAATAATTATTGATCGTGGTCCTGTAATGATTAACGGTAACCCAGGAAATTTTGAATTAATGAAAAAACATTTTAAAGGTTCTTTTAAATGCATTGTATTACTTAGAGATTTAATGGAAGTTCTTGCAAGTTACATGAAATGGTACAAAGAAAATCCTGATGCTTTTATAAACAAATTTGGAAATACAGACGAAGAAAAATTGTCTGCATTAATGAAAGAAGATGGTGCTATCGTTAAAGAAATTAAATCAATTCAAAATGCCCGTAAGTATCCTAAAGCTTGTCATTTTATAAAATACAATGATTTAGTTAAAAACCCTGAAAATGAAATAAAAAAAGTATATAATTTTTTAGAAGAACCATACTATCCACATTATTTTAATAATTTAAAACAACTTAATGTTAATGGTATAAGTTATAACGATGAAGTTATGGGTAAAAATATGCACACAATTAGAACTGTTATTAAAAAAAATATAAACAATTATGTTGTGCCAAAAATAATTAAACAAAAATATGAAACCATTAGATTTTAATTTTGTATTTTTAGGTCAGTCTATTTTAAAGTATCAAGTGCCATTAGATATTTTTACAACTATTAATAAAATTTATGAAGACAAATATAAAATTCTTTATCCTGCTAATCGTCAGTTAGTAGGTAAAATAGAAAATGAACATTCGCTATTTTATAACGGAGAAGATGAATCTAAAATGAAAAATCATAATATGTTGCCATTAATTGTTACAGATTATTTTATGGCTATATTTAAACATTACTTAAATTGGAACAAGATAAAAGATTATGATTTACATCTTAATTCTATTTGGGTTAACGAAATGAAACAAAACGAATATAATCCAGCTCATGTTCATAGAGGTATGTTGTTTACAGGTTTATCGAGTGTTATGATTTTAAAGTTACCATCAACTTATGGTAAAGAATATTCAGCAGCACAAACACCACAAAATGGAAGATTACAAATATTAGGCGCTGCTAATGGTCAGTTTGCAAAAATAGATTATCAACCACCCATGGATCTTAGAGATTTTTATATTTTTCCATATGACATGAGACACGTTGTTTATCCATTTAATGGAACAGAAGAAACAAGACGAACACTTGCTGCAAACTGTGATGTACGATTTGATCCAATAAAAAATAGAGGTGCTGCATGATTACTGAACCAAAATGGAAATCTTATATAGTTGAAACACTTCAACCTATATTTACACCTAAACAATGTCAGATGATTATTAATGCAGGAAGAAAAGAGCCTAAACAAGATGCATCTGTTGGTAGTAAAGATGGTATTAAAAGTGGAGTGATAGATACTAAAACAAGAACTTCACATATTAGTTGGATACCTTTTAAAAAAATGCCAGAGATGTACAAAGACATAGAACGAATAATGAAAAAAACAAATGGTAATCATTTTGGTTTTGATGGAATGACTATAACAGAATATGCACAATACACTGAATATCCTGAAGGAGGTTTTTATGATTGGCATGTAGATAATGATGTTAATTGTGCACATGAACCACCGGTGCGAAAAATATCCATGACATGTTTATTATCTCCAGAATCAGAGTTTGAAGGTGGTGATTTAGAATTAATGGCCGAAGGTAAAGTTGCAAAAATAAAACAAGGACACGCAGTATTCTTTGCATCTTTTATAAGACATAGAGTTAAACCAGTAATACGTGGTAACAGAAAATCTTTAGTTATGTGGTTTGGAGGTACACCGTTTAAATGATTAGAGAACTATATTTTCCAACTCCCATTTATATATTAGATATTAATGATAAATCTATTAATGATCAATTAGAAAAAGATATATTAAATTGGTATTATAAAGATAAAGGAATTACTAGAACCAATATTAATGGTTGGCATTCTAAAACTACGATGCATGAAATGCCAGAATATAAAAGATTAACAAATGCTTTATATGAAGCACAGAAAAAAATTTATATTGAAGAAGATTACGACAGTGAACCATTTTTAGGTAATATGTGGGCAAATGTAAATCCTAAAGGTGGTATGAATAGAGCACATGTACACCCTAATTCTTTATGGTCTGGTGTATATTATGTTAAAGCAAATAAGGATTCAGGACATTTAAAAATAGATGACCCAAGATCAATAGCTCTTATGTCAAGACCTAGATTAAAAGAAAAACAACATCCAATGAGATTATGGCGAGAGTCATCTTTTGAACCTAAAGCTGGTAGACTAATTATGTTTCCTGCTTGGTTAGTTCATTGTGTTGACCCAAACATGTCAGATGAATTAAGAATATCTGTATCGTTTAATTTTATGCAAAAATGTATGGTAGTGTAGGAGGCAATATGACATTTAAATATCAAGTAATTAAGAAAGCAGTATCTTTTGAGTTAGCTAATTTTATATATAATTATTTTATGTTAAAAAGAGATGCTGTTAAATACATGTATAATAATAATATTATTTATGACAATGGTATGTGGGGAACGTGGGAAGATAAACAAATTCCAAACACTTACTCTCATTATGCAGACATGGTAATGGAAACTTTAATGATGAAAGTATTACCCAAAATGCAACAAGAAACAGGGTTACAATTAATACCTACATATTCATACGCTAGGATATATAAAAAAGGAGACATACTTCATAGACACAAAGATAGACCTAGCTGTGAAATATCTACTACAATTAATTTAGGTGGTGACCCTTGGCCTATATTTATAGATGGAACAGGAGCAAATAGTATTTTATCGGGTCACGAAACAACGACTGTAATAAAACCAGATGCCCCAAAAGGCACTAAAGTCTTGCTTGATGTAGGTGATATGCTAGTATATAGTGGATGTGAATTAGAGCATTGGAGAGAACCTTTTGAAGGTAATACTTGCGGGCAAGTATTTCTTCATTATAACCATGTAAATGGTCCTTTTGCTGAAAACAACAGGTTCGACAAAAGGCCGATGTTAGGTATTCCACCAATAAGGAATACATAATATAATGAGGTTATATGTTACAAAAAATAAAATTTGCACCAGGATTTAATAAACAAGTCACATCAACAGGCGGCGAGAGTCAATGGGTTTCAGGAGACAATGTTCGTTTTAGATATCAATCACCTGAAAAAATAGGTGGTTGGGCACAATTAGGCTCTGTTGATATTACTGGTCGTAATACAGCTATTCATCATTTTGTAAATACATCAGGTATTAAGTATGCAGCATTAGGTACAAATAGAATTTTATACGCATACTCTGGTGGTATATTTTATGACATACATCCAATTAAAGCAACTACAACATTAACAAGCGCTTTTTCTACAACTAATGGATCAGCAGTTGTAACTTTAACATTTTCGTCTGCTCATAATATAAATCAATATGACATTATACTATTAGATAATTTTACATCTATAACTAATTCTAATTTTAACTCATCAAACTTTGACGATAATAAATTTATGGTAACTAGTATTCCAACAGATACTACACTTACTATTAACGTTGGTTCAAATGAATCAGGATCAGGTGCATCAACATCTGGTGGTATTAGAGTTAGACACTATTATCCAGTTGGGCCAGCAATTGAGGTCGCATCTACTGGTTGGGGACTTGGATCATGGGGTGGTGTAAAACAAGGACAGTTTACATCAACATTATCTGCAGACATTAATGCTAGTGCAACTAGTTTAACCATGGCAAGTTCAACTTCTTTTGCATCATCAGGAACTGTTATTATAGACAATGAATTAATCACATACACAGCTAATAGTGGTGGAACATTATCGGGATTAACTAGAGGGGCTAGTGGCACAACAGCTGCGTCACACTCAAGTGGTGATACGGTAACCGATGCATCTAATTATTTTGCATGGAACGCTGCAGCATCAGGAGACATTGTAACAGCACCAGGTTTATGGTCGTTAGATAATTTAGGTAATAAACTTATCGCAACAATTAATGGTGGTGAAAGTTTTGAATGGAATTCAAATCCAACAGGTGCTACAGATACAAGAGCAACAATTATAACTAATGCTCCAACAGCGTCAGCATTTAGTATTGTATCAACTCCAGATAGACACTTAATATTTTTTGGTACAGAAACAACTGTTGGTACATCCTCTACACAAGATGAAATGTTTATAAGATTCTCGTCTCAAGAAGATATTAATACATACACGCCGTCAGCGACCAACACTGCGGGTACACAAAGACTTGCAGATGGATCTAAAATTGTAGGAGCAATCAGAGGTAGAGATGCAATCTACATTTGGACGGATACTGCATTGTTTATTATGAGATTTGTTGGCCCACCATTTACTTTTTCATTCCAACAGGTTGGTACGAACTGTGGATTGATAGGACAGAACGCAGCAGTAGAGGTTGATGGTACAGCTTACTGGATGTCAGAGAATGGTTTCTTTAGATATACTGGTAAACTAGAATCTTTACCATGTTTGGTTGAAGACTTTGTTTATGACGATATTAATACAATTCCTAAACAACATATTAATGCAGGACTAAATAACTTGTTTGGTGAAGTAATGTGGTTTTATCCAAATTCTGGATCAGACACAGTTAATAGAGTTGTAACCTATAACTATTTAGACTCAACTCCACAAAGACCTGTGTGGACGACAGGCACTTTAGCAAGGAGCGCGTGGCAAGATTCTGCTGTATTTGGTAAACCTCATGCAACCGGATATGATTCAGATGGTACAACTGCTACAACAGACGTTAATTATATTTTTGGTAATAGTGATGGTACATCAACTTACTACGAACATGAAACAGGATTAAATCAAGTTAAAGAAGGTGCAACAACTGCAATCACTGCATCAATTGAATCTGGAGATTTTGACATTGGTCAACAAGGACTACAAGGTGATGGTGAGTTTATGATGAAAATAAGAAGAGTCATACCTGACTTTTTATCACAAACGGGGGACGCGAGAATAACATTAAACTTAAGAGATTTTCCAAATGATACAGCAGCTAGTTCAACGCTTGGTCCGTTTACGGTAACAAGTGGTACACAAAAGATTGATACACGAGCAAGAGCCAGATCAATATCATTAAAGATAGATAACACAAGCACAAGTCAGTTTTGGAAACTAGGTACATTTAGAATTG